TGGAAAATTTCTCAAAACTTGAGGGAGAAAGGTTGTATGTCCCAAATGCAACTTTTATAAAAATCTATAAAATTGCAGGTATGGTAACTCTTATAGTAGATAGTGGGACAGCATTTTTTAATAAAGCTAATACGCCTATTTTTAATATTCCTGAAAAATATAGACCAAACGAAACTCTGTATTTTAGTGCTTCTTATAGAAATAATACAAAATCTAATACGTTTTTCTTGTATGCTAATGGGAATTTAATAAAATCTGAAGCGGATGATAACCTAGGGGCTTATTACTTTACTATCAGTTATCCAGCTAAAAATTGATTAAATTAAGCATTAACAGATAAAATTTGACCAATAAAATTATTATCAGCAGTAGAGTTTGTAATCATAGAGTGAGTAATTGTTATTACATTGTTTTTAAAACTCAAGATAAATTCTCTAATGTCTGATGTTATACCTATAACGAGTGCTACATCTTTATTTCTTACAATTTCTGTTCTTAAAATTATAGGCTGAAAATAGTAGAAATTACCATCACTCGCATAGTTTATTCCTATTATTTCTAAAAATTTTGAATTGTCTGGGATACTACCTAGCACTTGTCCTTTGGCTGATGCTCTACCATCAAAAATTNATAGTTTCATAACTATTATGTACGTTAATGTTTGTAAAACTTATTATTCTAATGTGCCCCAATGCTATTAATGTAAATGTAGCTTTGGTATTTTTATTACTTATTCTTGTTACAACCTCTTCTTTATATTTAGATAGATTTTCCATTAATTTAAGAATTGTATAATAAACCTATCAAAAAATAGGAGGTTTAATTATGCAATTATTGGTGTTGGAAAATTTAAAAAAAGAAAATGTAGATGTGTATTTAGAGTATTTAAATAGTTGTAAGAGTAGTAATTGGGAGACTTTTGAGACTACATACAAAACGTACTGTAACAATTTTAAATTGTTTCTAATTTGGTTTCAAAAGTCTTATAAAAACAGGTTTTTATTGAGTAAAGAAACATTAGTAGAAATGCCTACTATAATGGAAAGTTACAGGAATTACTGCAGGAGTTTAGGAAATTCTAAGAGAACATTGATGAATAAAACTACCGCTGTATCTACATTTTATGCTTGGTGTGTTAGAAGGAATAAAATTAAGTACCATCCATTTTCAGAAAAATTGGATAGACTAAGGTTTACTGAAAAAGATAAGGTTAGGAATAGCTATTTTCTTACAACAGAGCAAATACTGACTGTTAGATTATATATGCAAGTTGAATCTAAGAAATATGATTTACAAGATAGGATTTTATGGGAATTGTTTTTGGATAGTGCTTGTCGGATTAGTGCTATTCAAAATTTAAAGATGGAACAGCTAGACTTAGAAAATGGGTACTTTACAGATGTAAAAGAGAAAGAGGGTTACATAGTTAATGCCTTTTTCTTTCAAAAATGTAAGGAGTTAATAAAAGAATGGATACAGTACAGGACAGAAAATGGGATAGATGTGGATTGGTTTTTTGTTACTAAGTACGAAAAAATCTATAAACAGATGACACAAGGAGCTATTAGAAATAGGATTAGAAAGCTAGGTATGATATTAGGAATTGAGGATCTATATCCCCATACATTAAGAAAAACAGCTATAAATCTTATTAATAATCTTGCTGGATTAGGATTAGCAAGTAGTTATGCAAATCATAGTAGCAGTGGGGTTACAAGTAAGCATTACATACAGAAAACAAGTGCTGCAGAAATAAGAAATACTCTTATTGTGGCAAGGAAAAAGTTAGGTATTTTTTAATTTA